AAGCAATCCAGCGCATCGCCTCGGACGAAATGGCGCAGGCCGGTTTTGCAAGCCTGAAGTACATGAATTCCGACGTTGTGCTGGACGGCGGTTTCGGCGGTGGCGCACCGAGCAACACGATGTACTTCCTGAACACCAACTTCCTGTACTTCCGTCCGCACGGTGATCGCTTTTTCGTGCCGCTGGGTGATGACCGTTATGCGGTGAACCAGGACGCCATGGTCAAGCTCATCGGATTTGCCGGAAACATGACCGTTTCCAATCGTCGCCTCCAGGGCGTGCTTGGTGCCTGACAGGGACTGCATCCATGGCATTTATTGCGCTTGACGGGCTGGCAGGCTCGGTTGATTTGACGGGCGTCGACAAAACCGACCCCGGCATATTCTCGCTTGTCGGCTCGCAAGCTGGGCGCTACGGACGCGGGCTGTATCCGTCATCCGTAGCGGTCGCTCGGGATCCCATCTTGGGCGGCGGCGAGTTTGTCTATGTGTCGGCATACCAGGCGTGTACCGCTGGGCAAGTCGTGCAGTTTTTCGTGTCACAAGACCCGATAACAAAGACGATGCGCCTTGGCGTGACACCCTGGACAGGCCCGGCAAACTTAGGTTTGCCACTTGGCGTTTGCTACGTCGATTTGCCAGCCAACTACTACGGTTGGGTGCAGATTGGCGGCTTTGCAATCACCAACGCCACCGGCACGATCAACCCGAACGATCAGGTGTATTACGCCGCGACTGGCTCGGTTTCAACAACCGTCGCCAACGGCAAACACATGATCGGTGCGCAGTTTGCAACGGCTCGGGGCGCAACGCTCGGAACCGGCGCAGCGGTTGTCACGCTCCCATCAACGCAAGCAATTATCTGGATGCAATACCCGGTTGCCCAAGGTTTGAACACTTAAAAGGAATTTTTCACCATGGCATTTACTGCTTTTGATCCGATTGTCGGCTCGGTCGATCTGACCATTGTCGACCCCGCAGGCCCCGGCCTGTTTGTCATTGGCGGCGCTGCTGGCCGTCAGTCCGCGTATCTCACCGAGTTGCGCGGCTACGACCCCGGTCTTGGCGCTGGAACCTTCATCTACGCCAAAGCGGGTAACACCACCGCCATCGGCGACTGGTGCTCGCTGGACTACTCGCTGGCAAGTGGCGTCATCACCACCACCGCCGTCAAGTGGGCCGGTACTGCCAACACCGGGCAGCCGTTGTGCGTGGCGATGACTGTGCTGACCACTTCGCAATGGGGCTGGTTCCAAGTGCAGGGCAACTGCATCGCCGCATCGTCGGGCACCGTGGCAAAAGCCGACAAGGTGTATTGGCAGGCGTCTGGCGTCGTGTCGTCGACCGCAGTCAACGGCAAGCAGGTGCTGAATGCTGGCGCCGCTACCGCCAACAACGCCACCATCAACGGCTCTGCAATCGGTACTGGCTTCAGCGTCTACACCATCAACCGCCCATTCGTTCAGGGTCAGATCACCTAAGCAATTAGGTGCAGCAACAGCGGGCGGCTTCGGTCGCCCGTTTTCATTTCCACTACGGAGAAAGCATGGATCTCGCAACAGCAAAGATTGAGCAGTCGGGCATCAGCGATTACATCGCCTATCACGGCGATGACAGAAATTTATTCGTGCAGTTTGAAATGGTTGCTGAAAAGCAGGGGTTTGAGTCCGAGGCGCAGGGCCGTCCGGTCTTCAAAGATCAGGCTTACATCACGATCATGTTTCCCGGCGACAAGACTCGCAAAATCAGTCGGCGCGTGCAGATGAATCCAATGGAGTCGGCGCCTTTCCCGCCGGATCCTGAGCGCTTTCCCAAGCAGTGGGCGGCATTTCAGTCGCAGCAAGAGCAGCCCGTCACCGGCATGCCGATTGACCAATGGGCACCGCTCACCAAATCCATGGCCGCAGAGCTGAAGGCCAACCGCGTGTTTACCGTCGAGCAGCTGTCTGCCGTGCCGGATTCGGCGCTGCACACGTTGGGCATGGGCGGGCGCGAGCTGCGCGAAAAGGCGCAGGTGTGGCTCAAGCAAGCGGAGTCGGGCGCGGAAACCCTGCGCCTGACCGCAGAAAACGCGCAATTGCGCTCGGATCTCGAACTTCTCAAGGCGCAAGTCGCCGAAATCGCAGCACTCAAAAAGGCATCGAAATGACCATCAAAGCAAACCTGACCGGCTCCGGTATCGCTCCGCTTGCAGCCATTGGCATCGCTGGCGGCAACATCAGCAACACGCTGACCGCTGCGGGCACTAACCAAGCCACCGCGCTGGCGCTGACCAGCCTGAATGACATCCACGTCATCACCACCGCTGCGGCATCGACCGGCGCAGTCCTGCCGTCGTCGCTGTCCATCGGCGACCAGATGGTTGTGGTCAACGGCGGCGCAAACAGCATCACGCTCTACCCGCCCAGCGGCGGCAAGCTCAACAACGGCACGGCTAATGCTGGCCTGACGGTTGCGTCGACCAAGGCCGCGCATGTGTTTTGCATCGACAACCTGAATTTCGCTGTCGTCGTCTCGGCCTAAGCACTCATGGCGCTGTCAATCAACACGACCACCGGCAGCAAGACGCTGCTGGTGCTTGTGCAGGACATCTGCGACGAGATCGGCCTGCCGCGCCCGATTACGGTGACTGGCAGCGTTGATCAACAAGTGCGCCAGATGCTGGCCCTGATCAACCTGGAAGGCAAAGCGCTGGCAAGCCTTGGGCAGAATCTTGGCGGCTGGCCGCAACTGCGCAAGGAGTACACGTTTACCACGGTGAGCGGGACGGCGAGCTATGCGTTTCCAACCGATGTGGCGTTTTTCATTCCGTCAACGGTTTGGGATCGCACCTATCGCTGGCAGTTGCTTGGGCCGCTCAATCCGCAGGAATGGCAGGTGCTGAAGTCCGGTATTTCGCCTACCGGGCCGCGCAGGCGGTTTCGGATCATGGGCGGGCAGATTTACCTAGACCCTACGCCCAGCTCAACAGACGCCGCCACGATTGCGCTGGAGTACATCTCGGTCAATTGGGTCAACTCGTCCGCAGCGGTGGGCAAGACCGCATTTACTGCCGATGACGACTACACCGTGCTGGATCAGGACGTGATTGCTGCTGGGCTGAAGTGGCGCTTTCTGCGTGCCAAGGGCTTGGATTACGGCGAAGAAAAGCAGCACTACGAAAGCCTGCGCAACCAGTCCGTCGCCCGCTCGGGTGGCCTGCGCGATATTCCGATGAATGCGTCGGCGTCCGGTATGCGCCTGCTCAACAATATGAACGTGCCCGATACGGGATTCGGCACATGACGATTGCAAAGCCCCGCGTGCCGATTCGGGCCGTTAGCCAAACCGCGTCTATCCCCGCGCCTGTTGGCGGGCTGAATGCGCGAGATGCGCTTGCGAATATGGATCCGCAAGACGCGGTGATCATGCGCAACTGGTGGCCCAGCACCAACTACATTGAGGTGCGCAACGGCTCATCGTCGTGGGCCACCGGCCTGCCGGGTTGGGTTCAGTCGCTGATGACGTACAGCAAGGGCGACGGCACGCGCAAGCTGTTTGCGGCCAGCGGCACCGGGTTTTACGATGTCAGTAGCGCAGGCGCAGTCGGTGCGGCGGTTGTCAGCGGGCTAACGAATGCGCAATGGGAATACGCCAACATCGCAACCGCGGGCGGCTCGTTTTTCTACGCCGCCAACGGTGTGGATGCGCCGCGGTACTACGACGGCACGTCGTGGGTGGCGGTGACCGGCGTATCAACGCCTGCCATTACCGGCGTGACCACCACCGCGCTTCACTCGCCAACCGTCTGGAAAAACCGTCTGTGGTTTGCGCAGAAAGACACGCTCACCGCCTGGTACCTGCCCACCAGCAGCATCGGTGGCGCTGCGTCATCGCTGAATCTCACCGCGTTGTTTAAGTCGGGCGGGTATCTCACCAGCATCTTCAGCGCGACGATCGACAACGCCAACGGGATTGACGACTACTTAGCGTTTATCACCAGCGAAGGCGAAGTCGCGGTCTATCGCGGCTCGGATCCGTCAACGCTCGGCGCATTCGGCCTTGTCGGCCTGTATCGCATTGGCCGCCCGCTGTCGCGCCGTTGCTCGTTTCGTATCGGCAACGATGTGGTGCTGCTGTGCGCAGACGGCGCGGTGCCGTTTAGCAAACTGCTGTTTGCTGCTCGAGATCAAGCCGCCCGCACGCTCACCGACAAGATCCAGACGCTGATCAACAACGACGTGATGTCGTACAACAGCAATTACGGCTGGCAAGGCGTGTATTACCCGATGGGCAACAAGGTGCTGCTCAACGTGCCGCAGACCACCAGCAGCGTGTCGTACCAGTACGCGGCAAACACCGTCACAGGCGCGTGGACGCTGTACACCGGCTGGAATGCGGCTTGCTGGGACGTATACGGCGACAGGCTTATGTACGGCGGCAACGGCGTTGT